CAGTTACGCTTGCACCTGTAAGTGTCGAAGTGGCAAGAAGAGTCATGCCACCAGATGAAGCAGGTGTAGCCCAAGCCACGCCTGTTGCGGCAGCTGAGTCGGCAGTTAAAACTTGACCGTTAGTGCCTACCGCTACGCGAGCGTTAGTGGTTGAGAAGCCGTAAAGATCGCCTTTAGTGGTTAAAGGAGATGATCCGGCAATGGCTACCCACGCTGATCCAGAATAATACTCAGTTGAGTTAGTGTCTTTTAAATAGGAGATCATGCCCTCAGCCAAGACACTTGCCAAGGCTGTTGTTCGAGCAGCAGCATCAGCGAAGACCATGACGGTCTGTTCCTGTAGGTAATTATTTACCTGAGCAGCAGTAAGGATATCTCCTGTTGCGTATAGTTTGTAACCTGCACCTGCCATGTTTTTCTCCTAATACGCCAAGACGGACGAGCCAATTATACCCTGAACATTGCTGTTAAGCGTGAACCCATCAGTAATTGGCTCAAGAGTAGTGACGGTAACTTGCATCTGGTTTGGCGTGATATTCCAGTCAAGTCCTTGGCATTGTAAAGTTTTGACGATCGTTGAACCGTCAGGTTGGATATTCGTTATTTTGAGTGGGTCGAAATACTCTAGACCTAGGACGGTTCCTGTTGGAACTGCTGTATCTAATAGATCGATCGTCATTGCGTCAATGCGGATCGTAGTCTCAGCGCGGCTGGCTACATAGATCCTCGCTATATTCAGCGCGTCTGCGTCTGTCTGGCAAATCAGATTAGTCTCGTTGCTCTGGTGCGAGAAGTATTTGACGATAGAAGCTGCATTCTCGGCTATTTGTTGAGTTCCGCCTACGCGGGTCATGCCAGCAGAGTTAATAATTAACTTATCATCGAAGGCGAATACTAAGTTCTTATATGGAATGCCACCAGTTTGATTAAACTCAATAGGTGTTCCACTTGCTGACGCGATCGTATTGGTGCGGTTCTTGAATATCGCTGTTCCAGAAGCGTCGATAAAGAATGCGCCTTGTTCTGAGAAGGCAGCATTAAGCAAAGCATCAAGGGTAGTTCTGGAATTAGCAGGATCAGCCACGCAAGTTGTGTTGCCGGTATCGATAGTGCGCATACTAAGCGGGAAGTTGACTTGATCAAGGATCTTAGTTACGCGAGTTCCTGTGTCTTGTCCTGCGGTCGCACTAGCAACTGTGGTAATTGCGGCCTGCTGCATCAAGCGAAACGCATCATTGCAGATTATATCTACATAACCGATTTCCTGCCCTTGTGGGTAGGTGTACTTGTACTCGGTTGTATAGCCAGAATAAAGATAATAAGAAGTTCCGCCGACTGAAGCAGAGACACGAAGCTTGCGCAATGGAGTCAAGAACGGATAGTAGATCGAGTCAACATTCTGAGGGTTCCATGAGCCGTCTGGATCAATAACTCGAACCGTTGCGGTTCCTGCTTCATATTGGTCGCGCACGATATTGCGACCTCTGCGAATGCTTATCTGGCGAACATCTGGAGTCAGATCTACTACCTTGTTAATAGTCTCTGAGCCTAAAGTTCCAGTACCTAAAAGACCATACTTGGCATCGTCCAGAGTAAGCGGATAACCGAAGGTCGCTCCGCTCGAAAAGTCGAAAGATACGGTGATCTGTGCTGGAAGTGCCATTAGCCGAATTGACTCTGTAGGCGCTCAAGGGCAAGGATCTTGCCAGATAAATAATTATTAGTCTGAACCTTAGTAATTGCTCCAGCCATTTCCTGACCATCAAGAGTTACGACTACAGTTACATCTGGAGCGCTGTTCTGCCCATAAGTAAAGTTGCCTTGAGAACCTGTCTCAAGCGGATAAATACCTTGAGGGTTGCCAGCAACACTAGAAGGAACATTCATAGTGGGAGCAGAAGGTTGTATTCCAGCGATCGATCTAACCTGAGCCTCAAGCATATCTAGATAAGACTTCCAACCTGTGAATGGGTTCTTAGCATCTGGAATGCTTGCAAGATAAGCAGCTAGTTGCTGTGATAGTCCTTGAGACTTGGCAAGTTCTCCAGCGAGTTTAGATGCCTCTGAAGTATTGCCGGTCAAGATCGCTAGTTGTAGTTCTAAACGCTTGCGTTCTTCATCTGTAACCTGACCTTTAAGCGCAGCAATAATACCTATCTGCTGGATATCGAATAAAGTTCCAGCCTTTTGAAGCGCTGTTTGTTCTTTAATCGCTTTGGTCTGTTCTTTAGTTGTCTTAAGCAAAGCGGTGCGGTTCTTAGCTGCTGCCTTCTCGGCTGCTGCTTTGTTTAACTCTGCGCGGATCGCAGGTGTTATACCCGACATATCTTTGCCGCGGTTCTTTTCGCCTGCAATTAAAGCATTCGCACCGGCTATATTGCCTGTAAATACTTGACCGCTTACGCCCAAAGCAAGTCCGAACTTACGAATAAAAGTTGCAAAAGCAGTAGAAGTCTTTTCAATAAGCATCAAAGTGTTTTTAAGTCCACCCTCGCCGCCGCCACCAAGGTTGGCTAAGGCATCAAGTAAGCCGCCACCAATAATTTCTTTAGCGTTGTTGGCAGAAACGGATAAACGCTGCAACGCACCCGCGTAGGTATCTACTGCGACTGTTGCCTGACCACCGAATAGATCGTCAATTCTTGTCTGGACTTCCTCAAAGGACATAGCCTTAAGTTCTGCCTGTGTTAATCCAATACCGTACTTAGCAAGGGCGCGAGTCTGACCTACATAACCCTTGGCTAAATCACCAGCAACGCTGACAACATCTGCCCCGCTCGCCGCCGAAAGATCTAGTGCTGTGCGAAGTAAGGACTGGGCTTCTGCAACTGAGCCAGTTGTAGTTAATAAGCGCTGGAAGGCTGGGCGCAGTTGATCATCAAGTACGCCAAATTGCTTTTCTAGATCAGCAATAAAGTTCTTAACTGAAGGATCTGCGAAGGCTAAGCCTAAGTTATCTAAAGACTGGGTTAATACTCTTGCCGCTTTATCATCTGCCGCGAAGGCTTTGGCAGCATTGAAGCTGCGGCGTGCTAGTTGCTGCGCTGTGAATAACCCTAAATAGGATTTAGCAAGGTTTTTAACCTGAGAATTAAGGTTGATCGTGGACTTAGCGGCATCTGCAAAGGCTTTTTTACCAGAGAATACCGAAGCAATATCTATCTTTAGATCAGCCATTATTTAACACCTGTCTTTGCTTTAAACTCAATAGCAGAACTGCCGATGGCTTTTACTATCGCAGCCGTTACCTTGCCTTGATCCTCTGCGAATGCTCTGAATATGGCGCGACCAGTCATCTTGCGAGTTGATCGACCTGCTTGACCTTGTTGGCGTGGGCGAGCATTTACAAGATCTCCGGTTGCATTTGCTCGATCCAAGAACTGCTTGCCAGCGTTAGGGTTAAGCGACTTATTATAGCCGCGGCCTTCCTCACGATATGAAGCGGGTGTGAACTTAGTACGAGTAAAAGTTGGTTGACCAGATGGGTTCTTACGCCCTGCTGTTTCGTAGATCGCTCCGCCGGCGGAAGCGTTGATGATGCGCGCTAACGATACGAAGCCTCGCTTATTAGGCTTGGAAGGACTTGTCGAATACTTAATACCGCGCTTGGCTTCTGCTTGATCATATTTGGGGAACACACGATACTTGACTGTGTTTTCAGATGATGTGGCTGAAGTCCAGCCAGATAGCATTGCAGTATTCGATGGCATGTAGCCGCGAGCTGTATTAGTGATCGGCTTTAGCGCAGCCGCCATCTGCTTAGTTGTGGCCTTGGCTAGATCAGGCTCGAACTCTCTAAGGGCTTTGCGAAGTTTATCAGCGCCTTTTAACTCGACTGGCATCGCTCTGCTCCTTTGCTCTGTCCTTCAGGGCTTGAAGTAAAGTCCTGAACATTGTGTGATCTAGTTCAATTAAAGTTTGGGGCGAGAGTCCTGTCTCAAGCGATAGTCTCGCTACGAGATAGGTGAAGGACTCCCGCGTTACTCCAAAGGGTCATCATCGAGAACCTCGACTCGCGTCAATGTCTCAAGGAATGACTCTCCGAAGGGTTTTACGGTTTCACCCGACCGACGAATAGACTCCCAGCAAAGCCAATAGACATCGCTCTGCTTTTCATCATCTCTAAAGGCTTTATGGAAGCCCTTCTTCGCATACTGCTCGAAGGCGTACTCGATCGCTGGTGTGATCTGGTACTCGTTAACGCTTCCGTCTGCCCTTGTTACCTTTAGTTTTGCCATGCTTTTGCCCCTTAGTTAGTGATTTAGAATGTGCCGGTTGTTGCTACTGCAACTGTGCCATTCACATTGAATGTGAGTGACTGTGTGCCAAGATCGCCAACTGCGCCGTTGATGTCGGTTGTGTTGTTGATCAAGCAAGTCATTGTGTAGAGAGGGTTAGTAGCCGAAA